AAGCTTCTGTAACTGTTCCTATGTTCTTCTTATATTTACCTCCTGTATATCCAATCGTATGATTTCTTACGACACGATCATCAATTTTAAATCGTTGACCGACTGTAGCTGTATTGGGCATAAATTTTTAAAACAAGGTATATTGGTTGCAAGAACATTTTAACTATGGAAAAAACAAATAAATTAGAATTATTAGAATCCCTTCATACAGTTCTCATACAAGAATTATTAGACAAGGTAAAAAGTGGAGAAGCAAAACCTGGTGATCTTAACGTAGCAAGACAACTGTTGAAGGATAATGGCATTGAATGTATTCCAACAGAGAAAAGTCCTATGGAAGATCTTATGTCAAATCTTCCAGACCTTGATGTAATACCTGCATTAGAAAGATAGTTTGAAAGTTCTTGTAGCTTGTGAATACTCTGGCAGAGTACGAGATGCCTTTATATCACAAGGGCATGATGCCATAAGTTGTGACCTGTTACCCACAGAAGTAGAAGGACCACACTATCAAGGTGACGTAAGAGATATTCTCTACGATGGTTTTGATCTGATGATTGCCCATCCTAGCTGTCAACACTTAGCAGTATCAGGTGCAGCACACTTTTGGAGAAAACAGAAAGAACAGAAAGAATCCTTAGACTTTGTAAGACTTCTTATGAACGCACCGATACAGAGATGGTGTATAGAAAACCCTGTCAGTGTTATCAGTTCTGCCATAAGACAACCAGATCAGACAATACAGCCTTGGATGTTCGGTCATGGAGAAACAAAAGCAACGTGCCTGTGGCTAAAGAACCTACCAAAACTAAGACCTACAGATATTGTTGAGGGTAGAGAACCAAGAGTACATATGATGCCACCAGGACCTGACAGGTGGAAAGACAGATCTCGTACCTATGATGGAATAGCACTGGCCATGAGCCAGCAATGGACAGAAGACAATCCTATTCAACTAAGCTTTCTTGAACAATATGCAACCGCTTCCTGAGAAACTACAAGACTTTAGATACTTTTTAATCATAACGTGGCGTCATTTAAACCTACCTGACCCCACACCAGTTCAATTAGACATAGCTGAGTATTTACAGCATGGACCTCGTAGAAAGATCATACAGGCCTTTAGAGGAGTGGGTAAGAGTTGGATAACTTCTACCTATGTTGTGTGGAAACTACGGATGAATCCACAGTTAAAGTTCCTTGTTGTCTCTGCAAGTAAAGATAGAGCAGATAATTTCTCTACATTTACTATGCGTCTTATCAATGAGATGCCAATATTAGCTCCACTGCGTCCAGAAGACTCTCAGAGAAATTCTAAGATAAGTTTTGATGTTGGGCCTGCATCTGCTGATCATGCCCCTTCAGTAAAGTCTCAGGGTGTCTTAGGACAAATGGCAGGTAGTCGTGCAGATGAAGTAATTGCTGATGATGTGGAAGTACCTAATAACAGCTTTACTCAACCTATGAGAGACAAATTATCAGAAGCTGTGAAAGAATTTGATGCCATACTCAAACCTAACGGTAAAATCACCTTTCTAGGTACACCACAAACAGAACAATCTCTATACCTAACACTAGAAGAAAGAGGATATACAACACGCATATGGACTGCACGTTATCCAGAACTTAAAAACAACTATGGAGATAGATTAGCTCCTAAGTTAGCTCAGAGGCTATCAGAAGAGCTTGTAAAGCCTAAAGATCCTGTTGACCCAGAAAGATTCTCATCAATAGATCTCATGGAACGTGAGGCCTCCTATGGACGCTCTGGGTTCTCTTTACAGTTCATGTTAGATACTTCTCTATCAGACCAAGACCGTTACCCTCTCAAACTATCAGATCTCATCATCAGTAGTGTTAATCCTGATCATGCACCAGAAAAGGTTATATGGTCTTCCTCTCCCGAATATGTCATCAAAGAATTACCTTGTGTAGGCTTCAATGGAGACCACTTCTACCGACCTGCACAGCAATTTGGTGATTGGATTGAATATACAGGCTCTGTTATGTTCATTGACCCCTCTGGTAAAGGTAGAGACGCAACAGGATACGCTGTAGTAAAGATGCTTAACGGTAACCTCTACGTTCCTGATGCTGGTGGACTTAACGGTGGTTACAGTGACGCAGTATTAACAACATTATCCAAAATAGCCAAAACAAATAAGGTAAACACCATCCTTGTTGAATCTAATATGGGTGGCGGTATGTTTGCTGAACTACTTAAACCCTTCCTTATGCGTTATCACCCCTGTGAAGTACAAGATGTACGCAACACGAAGACTAAAGAACTAAGAATAATAGATACCCTTGAACCTGTTATGAACTCTCACAGGCTCATATTCGACCGTAAGGTAGTAGAAAAAGACTATAGATCCAATCCTAACGAAGCTCCAGAAAGAAAACTTAAACTTCAACTCTTCTATCAAATGTCTCGCATAACAAAGCACAGAGGTTCTCTAGTACACGATGACATCCTTGACGCTCTATCTGGTGCAGTTGCTTACTGGACTGAATATATGAACCAAGATGAAGACAGAAACATCAAATCCAGAAGAGATGAATTACTTTCTATTCACCTAGACAACTGGGGTTCCTCTATCAACAACACCATCACTCAAACTGCTCTCGGTATGACCCCCTCTCAGATAAGTAATTCTAATATCTCCACCGATGGATTTATAAGTAATTCTTATTAGGTACTAGTAGTGGAGAAAGATACCCAATGAAGGGGGGGATTATAGGGGGGGATGCGACCATAGATCCCCTAAGATAATAAAAGACCTAAAATAAGTAGTTAATAGATAGTAAATAAGCAGATATTAGTAGTTAATAGTTCTTAAATAAGACTATCAGCCAACAGTATCCTCTCCTAAAATATATTCATAGGTACTTATACAACCTATAGTCCTCTATAAGACACTTCTGGGCAGTCT